TTCTCAATGGTTTCCATGACTTCTTCCATTGAGGGCTGCGGTCGTGGGTCTTCCCAACGGGTAAAACCTACTCCGCCCGTGATTTCCCACTTTGCGCCGGGGCGCAACAAGTGCATAGCCGTGTTGATGCCTACAAGTTGATAAGCCTTCATTAATTCACCTTCAAAATAACAATGCCGGAGCCGCCGGTGCCGCCCGTTGCAAACCCGCTTGAATAGCCCGATCCGCCGCCACCACCGCCCGTATTGGCGGTTGCAGCAGTTGGTTGCGTTGTAGTCGTGGTTCCGTTTGCGCCACCTCCAGAACCACCCGTGCCTGCCGTGCCGGGATATGTTGACGTTTGAACGCCACCACCGCCGCCGCCAGCGTAGGTTACGCTGCTGCCGGAAATTGTAGACGCAGTTCCAGCGCCGCCATTTCCCCCAACACAAGGGCCGCTTGGTGACGTAAACGATCCATTTCCGCCTGTTGCCGAAGCACCACCGCCACCACCGCCTGCGCCAGCATTAGGAACACCGCCTAATCCAACTCCTCCATTTGAGCCCTGTGAAGGCGATGTGCTTGGAGTATTGCCAGACCCCGCAGCAGCAGCAGCAACGCTTCCCCCGCCAGAACCACCGTTTGCACCAGCATACGCTGACGGCGATCCACCGCTACCGCCACCACCGCCGCCTGTGCTAGTAATGGTGCTAAATGTGGAATTTCCACCAGAACTGCCAACGCTTGTTGCAGCACTTGAAGCACCTGCGCCCCCAGCACCAACGGTTACAACGTAAGCAGTTCCAGCAGTTACGGATAATCCCGTTCCTGTGCGAAATCCACCTGCGCCACCACCTCCAGCAAGTGATCCACCGCCGCCGCCACCACCAACAACCAAATAATCCACCGTGGTCGCGCCCGTGGGGGCAGTCCACGTTGCTGTGGACTTAAAGATAATCGGAGTGCCAGCAGCCATTGTGTACGACAGGATGACGATGCCGGAGCCGCCAGAGCCGCCGGTTTGACTTGAACTGACATATCCACCGCTGCCACCGCCACCGCCAGTATTTGCGGTTCCTGCGGTTCCAGTTGAAGTCATGCTTCCAGCGCCACCGCCTCCTGATCCACCTGTTCCAGCCGTGCCACCAGTTTGACCACCACCACCGCCGCCGCCAGCATACGTTACGGATGAGCCAGAAATGCTGGACGCCGTACCAGCGCCACCGTTGCCGCCAGTTGTTGATGTTCCTGCTGCCCCCGTAGCAGATGCGCCGCCGCCACCGCCACCGCCAAAGTTTGGAAACGCGCCATTTCCTGCGCCACCGTTAGAACCTTGAGATGGCGAAGTGCTTGGGGTGTTGCCTGTGCCGCCAGCGCCGCCGGGATACGGAGGTGAAGGGCCGCCTGCGGTATACGAGCCGCCTCCTCCTGATCCACCATTCGCGCCAGATGAATTTGGAGCCACGTTGTATGACCCGCCGCCGCCACCGCCAGTTGAGGTAATGGTGCTGAATACGGAATCATTGCCGCTTGAACCGCGAGTATTTATTGTCGCAGTTCCGTTACCACCACCACCAACGGTAATGGTGTAATCAGTTCCGGCGGTTACAGACAACCCCGTGCCAGTTCTAAATCCTCCTGCGCCACCACCGCCGCCAAGAGTTCCACCACCACCACCACCCGCAACAACCAAATAATCGGTTGCCGTTACGCCGGTGGGCGCAGTCCAAGTGCCAGAGGCAAGGAACTGCTCAATGATGGTGTAACTGCCAGCAACTCGGCCAAGCAACAAATGAAAAATGCCAGACATGGTTTAACTCACGTTGCCGCTAACAACGCACACCGTGCCGCTGATAAATAAAATCGTTGCCACGCCGCGAGTTGCCAGCGTAAGGGTGTCTTTGTCGGTGTTTGTACCAGCAATGTAAGCCGTCGTGATAGACATTGTGAGCGTTGCACCGCTTGCGGTGTTGTTAAATATTGACACAACGTCGCCTGCCGCAAACGTGCTGTTTGGCACAACAATAGAACCGCTTGTGCCGACGCCGATGAACTTACCGACATCCGTTGTGACAAGCGTGTACGAAGTCGTTTTGTCCGATCCGGACTGCGGGATGTTGCGATAGCCGACGCTGTTTGTGCCGTCAGCGGTGCAGTTAGACAAGTTGCCCGAGGTCGGCGTACCCAGTACAGGGGTCGTGAGCGATGGGCTAGTAGACAACACCACGCTGCCCGATCCGGTGCTAGTTGTAACGCCCGTGCCGCCGTTGGCAACGGCCAACGTGCCGGTAACTTGCGTGGCAAGGTTTACGGAACCGATAACTGTTTTAAGGTTTCCGCTAGTGTCGTAACTGCCGTCCGTTGTCCAAGTGTCGCCCACTTGAAGCGTGACTTTGGCAATCGTGCGAAGCGTGCTGGCGTTGTTGTACGACACCGTAATCGTGACGGCTGCGGTGTCTTTGTTCTCAATTGTGATCGTCTTGACCGTGCGGCGCGTAGAGGCCGCAGGAGCCGCTACGAGCGTGACGCTAGACGTACCGTTAAGCGCACCATCGGATGCGCCCTCGGTGAACGTCGTGCCGTTGTTATCAGCCCATGCCGCCGTAAAGTCGGGGTTGGTTGTCGCGGCAGCGCCGGACATGGCGACCACGATGGACTTGCTGGTGGAGTCAAGGATCAGTAATGCCATGTTGTCACCTTACGAAATGAACCAAGCGTAGGCTTGTGCGCCTGCTGCGCTTCCGCCACCGCCGCCTGTTGTAGTCCATGACAGCGTGCCGCTGCCATTGGTGCTTAATACTTGCCCGCTTGTGCCGTCAGCAGAGGGCAGCGTGTAATTGATGTTGTTCCCGGTAAATGGGGCTTTGATCGTTGTATAACCAGAACTTGCGCCATCTAACCGAATTTTTGCGCCGCCACCGATATGTAACGCTTCTAACGGAGGAGTTACTTGAATACCAACTGTTTGCCCAAGATATGAAGGCGCACTACCGGCCGAATAAAAATTATACCGGCCTTGACCATTATCCATAACTTGAGAATAAACGCCGTAAAAAGTTTTGCTTGGCGCGGTTCCGCCACCAACTCCATCAAATGCGGCATACGCATACGTTGCACCGGCATCATTTGCCGGAACGCCTTCCACATAATAATGGTAAAGGGATGAAGTATTAGATGCACCGCTTGGATTGGAATAATAATTGTATACAGCATAAGATGCCGACGATGAAATTGTGCCGACGTTTGCAATGCCGTAACTTTTTGTTGCGTTAGCAGTTAATGCTCCGCTGATATTGACCTTTGTATCGGCAGATGTTGTGCCGCCGATGCCGACGTTGTTGCTTCCGTCAATGATGAAATCAGAAGTGTTTTTGATTAGTTTGCCGGTTGTGCCGTCAAACCGAGCAACCGCATTAGTTGTTGCTGATGATGGCCCAACGACATCGCCGTAGGTTCCGCTGCTAGAAATTGTGATGCTGCCCGCACCGTTGCTGATGCTAATGCCAGAGCCAGCCGTCAGCGTTGTGCGAGTAAACCCAGAGCCATTACCAATATCTACTTGGCCGTTGGTGGGCGTAGTGGTCAGCCCCGTGCCGCCATTGGCAACTGCAACTGTGCCGGTGACGTTGGCCGCGTTGCCGCTGATGTTGCCCGACACATCAGAGCCGGGAACCGTGGACGATGCGGTAAACGCCAACGTGCCATTGCCTTTAACGTAACCCGTTAATGTATTTGCGCCCGTACCGCCATTGGCGACGTTTAGCGTGCCACCAAGTGTTACCGCGCCCGTTGTGGCAGTAGATGGCGTCAGTCCCGTTGCGGCGGCGCTGAAACTGGTGACACCCGCCGAACCAACCGAGGTAAACGACCAATTCGCCAGCGTTCCCGAGCCGCCATACACATCCGAATAGATGGTCAGCGTCGTACCCGAGAAAGCGGTGATGTTGCCTTCCATGAAGTACGTCGGGTCGGGCGGGTACGCCACACGCACACGCGAACCAACCGTAAATGCCGTGTTAGTGGAATTGAGGTTAGTCGTAAACGTCTTTGTGCCCGTGCCAATGGCAACGGACGAGGTAGAGGTCAGACCGTAATAGCCAATACCGATCTGAGTCAACTGCGCCGTGGTGACGATAACGCCCGGCGTCAGCGGACGAGTCGGAGAGGTTTGCGCCGGATACGTCTGAATGGAAACGTCGGTGCTGGTTGCCGCCCACGCGAGTTCCAAATAGTCGCCCGCCGCCAACGTGAAAACGTAGTTGCAGATCGCGATCAAGTGCCCGTTGGTGCCGCCGTGCTTGTTGGGGACGCTGAACTGGCTGTTGGAATCGGTAAGATCGGTGCCGTTCTTTCGCACCCAAATGTCAACGTCTTGAATCGCGGCGTTGGCGTTTTCTAACTGTATGGAATACGTCAGCGCATACGTTCCGGCGTTCGCATAGGTAATGCGGTTGCCGCTGGCGATGGTGACGCCGTTGGCTTCGTTGGTCGTGCCAATCGCCACCACATACGCCGTCGTCGTGCTGGCGATGGTCTGGTCGGTCGTGTCTTGAAACGCGCCGTAGTACGCCGTAGACCCTACGCTTGACGAAATGCTTGACCACGCAGGCGCACCCGAGCCGGTGGACTGCAAATACTGTCCTGCCGTGCCTGCGCTGCCGACAAGGATGGCCGTGCCATTGCCATACGCCACGCCGCCTGCGGTCGGGGTTGCCGTGCTATTCGTACCGCCGTTAGCAATCCCAACCGTACCCGTGAGGCTAATGTTGGGCGTGTTGCCGCCCGAAGAGGCAAGCGGGGCAGATGCGGTGACCGAGGTGACCGTGCCAACGTCTGGCGCGTTAATCGTGATCGTGCCGTTGCCATTGGTAATCGTGACGCCCGTGCCAGCCGTCAACGTAGCCTTTGTCAGCCCGCCTGCGGCGTTGCCGATCAGCAGTTGACCGTTGGTATAGGTTGACTCGCCTGTGCCGCCATTAGCCTCTAATAGGACGCCTGTGACGCCTGTGGTCAGCGGCAGGCCCGTCGCATTGGTCAATACGCCAGCAGTCGGCGTGCCGAGGTTGGCGTTAGAAAGCGTTTTGTTGGACAGCGTTTGCGCCGAATCCAGCGTAACGGCTTCTTCGGCAGGGTATGCAACAAACACATCTTTGGTATTTGCCGCAAAGTCTACGAGGTTGCCACCGCTTGTGGACGAAAACACCGAGTCACGCGAAAGCGTGTTGGTGCTAGAGGTGTAAGTACCAACGCCAACTTCCCATTGGCCCGTCGTGGAGTCGTAAATCGTGTAATAGGTCGTGTTGCCGTTACCGATTACCGAGAACGCTTGATAGCCAACGGATGTGCCGCCAAGCGTGAGTGCGCCCGTACCCGGTGTCGCGCTGGTTTCTTTAACGCGATCCTTAAGGACTAATGCCATCGGTTACTGCCTCGTCATCGGTGCAGCGGGCAACGGTAACTGTTGCTGCACAATCTCCACGCCTGCTGCGCGTCCATCTGGGCCACGCACAATGCGTTTCGGCGCGGCCAATTTGGACATTTCTTGCGCGATGCGGCCAAGCGTTTCAGCGTGCTGTGCCGAAGCATCCGCGTGTTTGGCGGTCATGTCGGCATGGGTCGTTGCAATCTGGCTCATGGCGTTTTTAATGTCCATGCCCATGTCTTGCACGATGCGCTCGGATACGGCTTGCTGCGCTTCCAGCATCGGGATGTCTAGGCCCGGATTGGCTTGGATACGCGCCACCATGATCTTCGCGGCGGTGTCCATTTCCATCTTTTGCTTTTCAAGCCGCTCTTGAAACGCCAACTCTTGTGCCTTGAGTTGCGATTCGTGCTGCTGACGCATTTGCTCCAACTGCACTTCCAATTGCATCTTGGCTTGGTCGCGCTGCATCTCGGCTTGCGCCTTTTGCTGCTCCAACTGAATCTTGGCTTGCTCGGCTTCGGCTTCCGGGTTGGGCTTGGGTTGACCCGCTTCCTGCTTCATCTGCTGAAGCGCATTGTCCAACTCGCCCTCAATGCCACGCGCTTGTTTGAACGCGCCAATGCCGTACTTAAGCAGTTCCATCATCATCGGAACCATTTGCGGCGAGGCTTGGGCAACCGGCAATGCTTGGTTCAAGAAACCGCCGTAGGCTTGGATGAACTCCAGCCGGTCGCGCTTGTTCTGCGCTTCGTCAATCTGCACCAGCGAGTCCGACGCAATTTCAATGCGAAAATTACGCAGGGGCTTGTTCTTGATAAGTTCAATCGCCTGCGGGATCAGCGCCTTGTCCGCATCCGTCATCTGTTCAGCGGCGGCGTAGGCAAGGATCGTTTCCGGCTGGAATTTGGTGCAAATGATCTGCGCCTTGAGGCGAATAAGGTCAGATGCAAAGAGGGAAACATCCTCTTGCATAGAGCGCAGTCTTAATCCCGCGTACTGGCCTTTGATTTGCTGCGCGGTCGCGGTTTCCGAGGCGGCACTTTGACCACGGATGATATCTGCGATGCCCGTGATTTCGTAGATTTGGCCCTTGATGTCGCTACGCGCTTGGTAGCATTGGATGAGGGCGGCGGCGATGGTATCCAGCGGGAGAAGGTCAACCGAACCTTTAAGGCCGCCTTTCTCGCTAAATCCAGTCCACTTGTCCACAGGGATAAGAGCATTGTTGTCGCCCTCCGTCATCAGCCGCTGAAGCGCAGGCTGGCTTGCGTCGTATACGCCACGCACGCGCAGGGCTTTCACCAAGCCGTCAATGCGGTCGGACAGAATGTCCAACTCCATGGCTTGGTCTTGGTACAAAACGAAATCGGGAACCGGCACAAGGCTGTCGCTGGTCGTAGTTGCAAACAGCGGACGCGGGCAAGGCCAGAATCCTTCCAAGCCGAGCGGGTCATCGCGCTCGTCAATGATGGTCGGCATCCCCTTACACAGCCACACCACTTTGTTGCGTTCCTTGTCCCACAACTCGCAAATCTTGGCGCGGTTGTACATCTTTTTTTGTTCGTTGTACGCGTTGAGCGGCTCCGGCCCTTGGTCTAGCGGTATCTTCCGCGCCATCTCCTCGCCAAAGCGTTCTGCGAGAGCCTCACGGGTCATATAGACCCATCGCCACACTTGCGTGACTTCTTCCCATGTGCGGGCGGTGCTATGCCCAAAGTCCTTCCAATGGACGTAATCCACCGGGGCGCACTCGTATTCAATTTCCTCGGGCTGCTCGTTGGGTTCGCCTTCACCCGGTTCAATGTCCTCGGTAATCTCAACCCCGTCATCGCCCACGCCCTGCGGCGCAACGTGCGGCTCATAACGCACCCATGCGACACCACGGCCACCCAAGAAGCGGTCGGTGACGCACTCCTTCATCGTGGCCCGGAAATCCGGGTAATGCTCAATCTCAAAGTCCACGGCCCGCTCAATCAGCAGGCTGGCCACGCGGCTGATTTGGTCGTTGTCGCCAAAGCGCCGAGATACGTCGGCCTTGGGCAGTTTGGCGTAGACCGCCGGGATCAGCGTCTGGACGTTTGACCAGAGGATGTTGAACTTGGCGGTTTCGTTGCCCTGTTGGGAGCGCGTGTCATCGCGGTAACGCTTGATAATCTTTTTGACACGGGCGTTCCACTTGGCGAACTCGTTGTCATACGCGCCAATGGTTCGGAGGTAGCGTTCTACCTCGGTGCTTGCTGGCTGATCCATGGCGCGTTACCTCGGATTACGACCAGAACACCGCACAATCAACCGTGCCGCTGATCGTAATGACCAGCGAGGTGTTAAACCGACCCGGCAACTGATAGAACGTCGCGCCAACTGGCGTAAACGTGTTGACCATGGTGGTTGCGCCATCGCTGACCTTGATGGTCGGCGTGCTGGACGCGCTAGATACGAAAATGCCAAACAAACCGCCCGTTCCGGTGTAAACCGTGGTCGTTGCGGTGATATTTTTAACGTTTTGCGCTGCTGTAACGGGAATGCTCATATTCTGGCCCTCTTAGACTGCTGTGAATGAATTGCCCACATATCGTTGAGGGTGACCTCATTCTCGGGGCCGACAATCAATACTCGCGGCTCGGCGGGGCGTTGGGCTGTAGGCTCTGACCGCCAAGCAATAGCCAACATTCTAAACGCATCTGCGGGATGTGAACACCAATCATGCCGCGGCGTCTGACGAAACGTCTTTTTGTCCTCGTCAAATTCGCGTTGATATTGCTTCAAAGCCTCAACGCCATCCGCGCACTTTTGGGCGTCAAACCACACCCGAGGCAGCATGGCACGCACCGCTTGGATGCCGTCTTGCACCGAAAGATCGGGAACGATGGCAAGGTTGGCAAGGCCAAGGTGATGCGCCAGTTGTTCAATAACCGATTTGCCGCCCGAGGCCAGCGTCTTGGCGCGTGCGTCGTGCGGTAGGTTGTGTTTGGTGTAGCGGTACGGCTTACCCATGACCACTTCGGCTAGTTCTGCGATGTTGGCCCCGCTCACAGCGTGGTAATCAATCACACGAATCTCGCCCCGAACCACTTGGTAAAACCAGATTGCGGTATCGTCGCGGTAGCCCAAGTCCCAAGCGGTGTACACCCCCAACTCGGGATCATGGTCAACACGGGTGATTCTCCCTTGGTCTTGGGCTTCTCTCATTTCCCGACCATAAAAAGCACCGAGGATGGCTGCTTCAAACGAGCATTCATACTCCTGTAGGTACTGATCCTCGGTCAACTGCGCTTTAGCGGCGGCTAGTTCGCCACTTGGGAGTAGACCGCTCTCAGATGCGGTCAAGCGCAACAGGAACCACTCTTGCGGAGTTCGTTGGGCGCGGTCAAACACTTCCCAAAACTGATTCTTGCCCTTGGGCGTGCCCGCAAACACCGCCCAACCTTGTTTGTCGGATAGCGCAGGGCGAATGATGTTGCCGAACACCGACGGTTTGAAATCGCCGTATTCGTCCATGTACACGCCCGAAAAGCCAAGGCCACGCATGGCATCAGCGTTGTCGGCTCCAAATAGGCTGACCTTGACCCCGTTTACCAGCGTCAATGTCATTTGCGACTCGTTGGCGTCCTTGGTAATCGGGGCGGCGTACCACTTGAAGTAATCCCACGCGATACGGCGGGCTTGGTTCATGTAAGGGGCGATGTAACCAAACAGCCCGTTTGGGCCTTTATAGGTAATCCCCGCCCGGATGATGTCGTTGACGGCGGCTACGGTCTTGCCAGCGCGTCGGTGCGCCACAATGCACGCCCACCGCTTGGTGCGGTTGTGAAAGGGCATGAAAGCCTTGCGGGGTTCGTAAGGCAGTTCAACGTGCAATTACTTCGGCTCCTTCCAACTGATCGTCATTTCCTGCGGGCCGCCGTCCTCCCCGGTCACTTCCTGCCTTGCGAGGTCTGGGGCGACCTTACGCAACAGGATTTCCGCTGCCTTGATCTGCGTAGCCGACATTTCCTTTTCGCCTAGCGCGTGTTCATGCAAGCGCGAAACAAGGTGTGCGGCCTTGATTCGCAGTTTCCATTCCTCTCGCAGGGTCGTATGTATTTTCCGAGCAGCCATATGGTTGATTTTAGTGTCTTTTCCGCAACATAACGTTTGCAACTGTATCAAACTTCAACTGTATTTGGCTCAAATGTCAGCGTAATGTTCCAAGGTTGTAACAGTTCTTGCAGTTTGGCGTGGTTAGTCGGGTCAGAAATGATGCGCTTCCATGCGATTGGCAATATGACGTTGACTAGGCTTTCTACCAACACGCGCTGCAACAACGGCATTCCGTCCTTGATGTGCAATTTGCTGTCCGGGTTGGGTCGCTTCAGCCATATTGCCAGCCAACTGGGGAACATCCGCACGATCTTCCAACACGCTTCCATCGGGGCAAGGGTGGTTTGGCGTTTTGCCTTTGCCTTTTCGGAAATGCGGTACGGCACTTCCTTTCTGCGCCCGCCCCCGATTACGTTAGTCAGCGCATGAAGCCCAATCTCCTGTATCCGGGCTTCCTCACATTCGTAAGCGGCATCCTCGTCCCAAAACGTTGCAACCTTCTGTTTTACGATCTGATGCCCATCAGCCCATATTGATCGTATTTTGTTGCATTTAAACGATGGGTAACCCGTTTTGGCGTCAGCCTCATGGCTGTTGATGCGGTCGCCTTTTCCCTTGCCAATGTAAAACACTTGCCCGTTGCGCGGGTCTATCAACTCATAGACGTACCAAATGGCTTGGGATTTCAGCATTAAGTATCGTCGCGCTTGGGGATCCGTTTCATGGCTTCGGCAAGTTTCTTGCCTTTGTCGGCTTGATTGAATTCCTTGGCTACCGCAACCGGGACGCCAACTTTCTTGGCGAATTCGGGGTTATGCGCGGCAGCGGCCATCATGCGACGTTGTTTATCGGAGTGGCTAGGCATGGTTAATCACCCGAGGGGTTGTATCCCCATTCAAATATGGAATCGCCATTAGTAAAAATGTTTTTTGCTTTGACTGTTTTGCTAATGATTTTGTATTCGTTATTCAAATTGGATTCGCCATGTTGTTTGGCGTATTTGCGGCTAGTAGTAACCCAATCCCCTGCGTTAAGAGCAGATGGCACATCTTTGGGAATGGCGCGATAAATTTTAACGTCAGCGTCGGGATTTCCGCGAAATGCGCGAATTTTCCACATTTCTCGCAAACCATCGCCAGATTCATACCAATCTGGCCGCGAATAAACATCGTTGGGATAAATTCCGTTTTTAGTTAAATCATCGGCAGATGCGGCAGTTTCTACTGGCGCTTTATGTTGCCCGCGATATTCCATTTCACGCATCACCGGCTTGGCGCTTGGTACGCGGGCCATGTTGAAGTTTTCGCCAACCACTTCGCCCAATCCTAACGGCCCAGATGCCGCACGTTCGCCGGTGCGCTGAAGTGCCTCCGCGATCATGCGCGGATTGCGGATTGCTTCGCCCACGCTTGATACGATGCCCTTGACCGACTCCACGGGACTGGTCACCAAGCCCTTTAAACCTTCCAACTGATTGACCGCACCACGGCCAAGGCCAATAGACAAGTTCTCAAGGTCGCGCCCGTAGTTGGTGGCTTCGGGGGCCTGTGGCAGTCTTTGCCCTGCGGCCTCGGGAATGCTCTCAAACAACCTACGCCGCGCTGCTTCGGCGGCAAGGGCTTGGGCTAAACGTTGACGGTCAGCGGCCATCAGTCCTTGTTCCGATTGCTGATTGCCTTGGCTTTGGCTTTGGCGTCTGCCTTGCTGCTGGCTCCCCATGCGTGCAGCGCAAGGGCTAAACGGGTTGGTTTGCCGTTCTTTTCCATCGGGCCTTCCATGTTGCCCATGCGGGCAAGGAAGGATGCGCGGCGTGGATTGTCGCCCGACTTTACCGGCGGCTTCAGCGTCCCGCCTGTCTCTCGGTGGTAACTGGCGCGGCCTTTAGCGTTCAGTCCACCCTTCGGGTTCTTACCCTCGCTGCGCGTCCATGCCGCTGTCATGTGTTGTCCTTAGCAGTCTTGGCGCTTTCGCGGAAAGCCTTGGCGGTCGGTGCGCCTTCGGTTCCCGGCTTACGCATCTTTTCGCCAGAGCCGTGGGCGATGCGTTCCCGTTTAGCGAGGATGTTGGCATATAGCCCTGCTTTGTGTTTGCCGTTCACGACAAAAACTTTAACTTATAGATCGTGCTGTCCATCAGTTCTTGGATAGCATCAATCTGGTTCTGGATGGGGGTGTATTCGGGACAAATGACCTTGCGGATTTCTTCCACAAAATCGCGCAATTTCTCAAGGTAAGTCACCGGATCGTTGGCGAGGTGAAATTCTTTCGGCCATTGCGTCAGTTTCACTTCCTCGTAGCCCATGTAACTTTCGGCTACCGCGTCGGTGAGGTCTACGATGTCCTCGTAGTATTTTTGCAAAGCCTTGTGCTTCGCATAAGAATCCGTGGACAGGTGCATAAAATGCGTGACGGTCGCGCTGTGAAACAGGGTTGCGACGAACAACGCCACGTTTTTCTGTTCAGATTCGGCCATTTTGCACCTATTTTTAGCCAAATCAGATGGTAAACGGCGTTGTAAATCAGCGCAAGTGTTGATGGCGAAAGCGTGTGGGATTGTCCCACCGGGAGGCCGCAACCGACCGGCATTGGATCGGTTAGCCACCAGCGTCGGATTGCCTTACCGTTACGGTTTTACCTTCAGTTTCCTGCTGGTTGCTGCGGGCGCACCCCGCCAGCCGCTTTCAACGTAAGTGTTCTTGCTTGATTGCTTCGTGATACCGCATGGCTAACTCGCATACGGTGTCCTGCGGGTAGCAGGCTTTGTACCATTCGCCCCGACCTTCAAACAAAGCGCGAAACTTTTCCTGCCCCGGTCGTAGTTTGCCTTTCTCGGTCTTGATCTCAACCCAACAAATCCATTCCGAACCGTCGGGCAAGGTGCGGGTCACTAGTTTGTCGGGGATGCTGTTGCCTGCGCCCGCAAAGTCATGCACGGTAAACCCTGCCGCCCGCAACGCCTCGGTGATGATCGCGTCGTTTTCGTCTCGTCGTGCTGCCCGCCTCATCGGTGTTGCCAGCCTTTCGGCGTTTCGGCGTAGCCAACGGCAATTAGGGCGGCTTCCGAGCGACACCCGCCACCTCTGTACTTGTGGGATCGGAACGCCTCTGCGCTGGCATATGTGCGTTTGCACTCGCTGCACCGACGGGTCTTGCTTACCACCGAGGTCGGCGCGGCGGATTTTCCATAGTGAATGTTTTTCACGGCAGTTATGCGCCCACCGCCGCTCGTTGCTTAATCCGCTTAACCCCCAACGGGCCGAATAAACACAGCACCATAATCATCAAATGCGGGTCGTTCACAACGTGCTTGGCCTCAACCTCGCGCAGATTACGGCTTACAACGCCCTTGAGCCAATCCAGTTTTTCGGGGGTGTCGGGGCCGACCTCTACGGTGTACCGCGACCACAACGCATCGCAGATTTTAAGGCGACCGAAAGGAGTCGGGAGGTGTTCTGCCCAACCCTTCTCTGCACGCTGCACCGTGGCCTGCCAGTAAGCGTCATCCGCAGCCAGTTGTTCGCGGGTTTTTTTCGGTTTTTCACCGGGTGCTAATTTCTTTTTCTGAAGGTCAAACAGCCCTTGCCATTGGTTGCTGATGCTTTGGTCAACCACTTCGGCTTGCTGGTCACCGTATTTTGCCAACTTGACTGCGGCAGCGTGCAACGAAACGTCCTTAAACGGTTTCTTGATGGCCTTTCGGTAGGCTACCCACCGATCCCATGCTGCTGTGTCTAAATTTGGTATATCCATGTTTATTCCCCGCTATTTCGCCAATCGGTTGTATCCCAATTTCCTTTGCCATGATTACAATCACCGCAAAGGATTTGCAAATTGTCTAATTCCAACGCCAGTTCGGGATGGGTTCGGCGTGGCTTAATGTGATCTACGTTCATTACTGCGCCGGTTTTCGGGGTTGCCCCGCAGCACATACATTTCGGCCCGTATTTCAACAAGGCTTCCATGCGTTTTTTACGCCATGCGTAAGATTCTAAAAATTCTTTTTTAGCGCGTTTTGTTTTTTTCGGTAATTTGCCTTTATTTGCGGCAATTACTTCCTGCATTACGCTTTTATGCTGATCTAAATAATCAATGTTCGTTTCAGCAACTGCAATGCATCTTGTTCGGTGAACTTCTTGTAAATACTTCACCGCTAACTTGATTGGCGATTCCCCATCAACTAACCCTTTACCTCGGACTGCCCTCAAGTATTTACTGCAGAGGCTAATCCTATGACCTTTGTACATTGCTATATCCCCTACTGCTCGGAGCCGGGAGATGACCCCCCTAACCCCCAAAGCATTTGGAGGCTAAAGAGGCCACGGTTCTGCCCGTATGCCGTCTTTCCGACCCGCCTCGGCGATTTAAGCAGCCCAAGGTCGTGGCTTACGCCAACCGGGATTGCACCGGCCCCGCTGCCAACAGATTTAGCCCATGTTGAGGGGCTGCGTGTAGAGGTGTTTGACTTGGGTAGAACACCCAAGTACGATACCAACACGCTTATCCAGTAAGTCAAGCGTAAGGCCACTTTCCCCGGCCCGTCAAGCCCCGCCTCCCGGCGGGGTTTTTCGTTTAAACCCATTAGCGGCCTTTAAGAGGCTTCACCAGCCCCGCCTTGTACTGCCACACCCTCTGCTGTGGGATCGCGCCGTTGCGTATCCAACGGGATACAGCAGGGCCAGTTACACCAAACGCCCGGGCTATGCCGCTAGGCGATCCGTATTTTTTTAACGCGGTTTTAATGTCCATGCAAAAAGATTAACACAGGCTATTGACATGGGCAATAACGGCGGTTAATCTAACAACCGTTGACAGACACAACTACTTCCACAGATAGGAGTATTTACATGGCGTACATGAATCAAGAGCGCAAAGCAAAGATCGCCGCCGCCCTCAAGCCGGTATTGGCGAAATACGGAATGAAGGGAACTTTGCGTGTTAACAACTACACTTCAATTTCCCTTACGTTGACGCAAGGCCCGATTGACTTTGGCTCCGATCAAGTGCAAGTCAATCAATACTGGATTGCTAACAATTACCACGGCGTTGCCAAAGAGTTTCTGGAAGAAGCCTACGCTGCGATGAAAGCCGCCGAATGGTTTGACGAGTCCGACGCGATGGTTGATTACTTTCACGTTGCTTATTACATCTACATCAACGTGGGTCGTTGGGATAAGCCTTACAAACTTGCGGCTTAATTTATCGGGCGGGGACTTCACACCCGCCCTTCACTTGGGTTAACCTACTTTACGTTGACAGACAAACAGGAGACAACAGATATGTCGTTCCGCAAATTTGTAGGTGACGCCACCGCTGAAGGCCGACTTTGGGTCGGCGGGGTTGAGTGGAATGTTGAGATTGAGTTTTACGCAGACGATTCCGATCTGCGAATCCACAAGGTTTATTTTGTTGGCTGGTACGACGATGACCGTCTGACCAAGATTGACCCGATCCCCTCAAACTGGACGGATTGGAGCGACCACAATCAAGATCAATTAGAAAGCGCAATTGAACTGTGGTTGCAGGAATACGGCTATGAGTAAGCGCAACTACTGGCCGCAAGTGATTGGCATCTTGCTGGTTTATTTAATTGCTTGCGCCATTGAACCCTGCGACGGTCATGGCTGCGACAGACAGGTGACCTATGCACGATGAATTTGATTGGGGCGACGATGACAACTGGTGGCAAGCGCAGGACGAACAGGCTGTGCGCGAAGAAGCCGAGTTTGTTCGCACGCTTTTATTAGCCACGTTGATCGCAATTTATAAAGAACTGGAAAACGTAGACAAGAGGTTGCAATGAAATCAGAAACGATTGGTGCGCTGGCTGCTGCATTAGCCAAAGCGCAAGCCGAAATTACTGGGGCCGTTAAAGACGCCGCAAATCCTTTTTTCAAATCCAAGTACGCAGATCTTGAAAGCGTGTGGTCGGCTTGTCGTAAGCCGTTAACCGACAACGGGCTATCGGTAGTACAGACCACCGATTACACAACCGAGGGTCTGATGCTTCGTACTACGTTGCTGCACTCCAGCGGCGAATGGATCGCGGGCGATATGCCGGTGCTGACCAAGGACGCAAGTCCGCAGGCGCAAGGCAGCGGAATTACCTATGCCCGTCGTTATGCGCTGGCAGCCATCGTGGGCGTGTACCAAACCGACGATGACGGCGAAGCCGCGCAAGGCCGCAAACCCGATCTGAAACTTGACCCTCGCGGTGATCTTGGCAAGAACGCTGACCCTGCCGAAGTGCAGGCTTATGTGGATAAGTTCAAAGCAGCGTTTGACCTTGACGCCGAAGAAAAAGACATCGCGTTTGCCGTGTTAGACATTCACCAAACGATTAGCGCAAACCATGATTTGTATGTCGCGGTTGGTGATGCGCTTGGTTCTAAACTGAAATCCGCGATTAAGGCTTACATTAAGATGGCAAAGGAGCAGATGAAGTGAACGAAAAACAATACGACAACAATATGCGCGGCGTGCTGTTTAAGAACGACCAAGGCAATAACCCCAAGCGACCGCAGTACCGTGGCAGCATCACGATTGACAACGTGGACTACAACCTTTCCGCATGGATTAAGGAAAGCAAAAAGACCGGCGATAAATTTATGTCGCTATCTGCCGAACTGAAAAAAGACACGCCAGTAAAACCCAAGCAAGCGAAAGTGCTGACGGAAAAAAACTGGGTAGACGATGATCTCAACTTCTGACTTTGAAGCAAGGTTTCGGGCGAGTCGCCCTGCGGAAATCGTAGTGGCGACTCACCTACTTAACCAAGGCCACACCGTGACGTTACCCAAGCGTCGGCTGGCGAAAGACTTTGCGGATCGCGTTGAGTATGCCGACAAGGGTGACGTATACGCCTCGGGTAAGCGCATAGAGGTTAAGCATTTGCGGCATGACTTTGAGTTTGAAATGTGGCCGTTTCCGCAAGTGACCATTTGCGCCAAAGCGTCGTTTGATGCCGCACACCCGCGTCCCGATTACTACTACCTTGTGAACAAATCCATGACGGTTGCCGCGCTAATAGATGTGCGCGTGACGTTCCCCGATTGGTTTGTGAAGCGTCAAGCAGACCCGGCACGCGGGTACGACTACGATGCTTACGCCATTGCGCCCGAATACCTCGGCTGGCGGTACATAGACTTTGAGGAGCGTTTGTGAAACGCATATTTCCGCGAGGGACACAGGCCGATGACATTATCCGCGCCGTTGCAACGATGGTGGCCGCGATAGACATCAGCAAATCGTGGTGCATTACCGTAGAACCGTGGAAGCGCAAACGCTCGGACGCCCAGAACAGATTTTTATGGGGCGTAGCGTACCCAATGATCCTAGAGCAAGGCGGCGAAACGCTTGGCGGGTGGACGCGGGACGATTTGCACGAATACTTCCTTGGCGAGTGCTTCGGTTGGGAAATGCTAGAAGGATTTGGGCGTAAGCGTATGCGCCCGCTAAAACGCTCGTCTGCGTTAACGAAAGAAGAATTCACGGAGTATCTGATGTTTTTAGAACAACGCTGTATTGACATGGGCATGGGACCGCTGCCGGAGCCGGTTTATGAGTAAGTTACGCGGCATTTCTGAAATGACGTTTTTGCGTAAAGCGGCCCAAGACAAGCCATGCATGGTGCGTTTGCCGAATATCTGCACCCACAACCCTGCTACCACCGTGCTGGCTCATGTGCGTATGCCGGGGATCAGCGGCATGGGGTTTAAGTCACCAGATTTGATTGCAGCGTGGGCCTGTAGCGCGTGTCATGACGCGATTGACCGACGTTCTCACACCGATCTTGACCGCGACTATGTGCGGCTAGCACATTTAGAGGGTATGGCAAGAACGATCAATGAACTGGCAAAGGAAGGTTTGCTATGAACATGATTGCAGCATTGGTGAATTGGTTTTATGCACGACCGCATAAACTGGACGAAGAATGGCGGTACGTCCCTACGCCCAACATTGCGTGTCGGCGTTGGGGCGTGGACTATTTGTAAAACCGCATTAGAGGCGATATGGGCCAACGTGACGATAACCCCTTCCCTACCCCCGAGGGTGAGGCATTTGAGGCTGAATTAGCCTCTGCGCCGTGGGCTTACGGACAAGCCCGCGAACTGACCATCAACGAAGTGCTATACCGGATGCGGGCGCAAGGTCTGGACGTAGAGGCCGATTGGGTTCTGCGAGAAATGACGATTCTAGCCATGAAGTGACCGCACAAAATCCCGCAGCAGGGCGTGATGCCGCCCGCCGTGCCAATACCTAGTGAGGTATTTTTTGGAATACCACGATTCTTCGGATTCGGGATGGCAACCAATTAGCCCTATGCGCCCTTGCCGAATCGCCATGGGTGCGCCATTGGCGTACGTCGCCACAGTCTCAAAATCTGACCCGCTGAACGTCGGGCCATCCCAAAAAAACATGGTTTCTGGCTGGCCGTTCCATGTGACCTTGGCGACCGTGCGGTACGACCGCCGAATCTCGCCTTTTCCGATGTACTGATCCACTTGCAGCCCCGGAACAAGGTCAAAATACCCCGGCCCTGCCCAATACGCCCCCATGCAAATGCCCAAATAGACGCCGCCTTTCTGAGCAAATAGACGCACATCCGCGACCGCATCTTGGAAAATCTGCGACCATGCGTCAGCCTCACCCGTTCCGCCGGGAAATGCGACGATCTGAAGCGATCTCATTTTGGCGTAAGTGCAGTCGGCAATGTCCATCACACGGACGTCATACGTTTCGCTCAATGCCTTGAGCATAGCGACCACACAATGAGCCGAAGCGTGGGGATGCTTGTAAAAAAGCCCTATTCGGGGTTTCGCGGAAGATGCCAAGGTCTTG